GCCACGTATAAGACTCACTGGACAGAGCACAACCCAAGTGTAACGATCAACGTTCGTGAACATGAATGGATTGAGGTTGCTAACTGGGTTTATCAGAATTGGGATATTGTTGGAGGCATCAGCTTCCTTCCTTATTCTGAACACACATACCAGCAGGCTCCTTACCAGGATACAGACGAGTCCGGTTACAAGCAGTTTGTTGCTGATATGCCAGACTCAATAGACTGGTCTATCCTTCCATTCTATGAGAAGGAAGACAACACCAGCGGTTCACAGACTTTGGCTTGTTCTTCTGGATCATGTGAATTGGTTGGTAGCGCAACAGAGGAAATTCTACCAGCGTGACGTGAATTACCCCACCCCCACTACTCCGGGGGTGGGGTTTTTTGCATTTGGGAAGGTATCGGCGTATATTAGAGTTGTAAGATTACCGGGAGGTGAAGTATGAGTTTTCTAAATAAGATGAAGAGCCTTGTGTCTGGCAAGGCGGAAGTCGTCAAGGAAAAGGTGGAGGAAGTCAAGGCTGACAAGCCTGAGGTTCACCCAAACGATCCGACCGATTTTGCAAACCCAGACGAATTCGAAACCGAGGAGGTGAAGTAAGTGGCTGTATCACAGAATGGATACGAAGCAAATAATAGAAGTTTGATTACAAGCGTTGCTGTGCCAGGTGGTAAGATCACCATGCGTTCAGGCGATGTTGCAACCGTGCTTGCATATGTTGCTGTTCGTTTCCATAATGAAGTTGAAGGTCTAGTTTGGCCGGGTAACTGGGGTTATGCAGAACGTGTTGTTCGTGGTGGAACAGATTTATCGAATCATGCATCCGGAACGGCAATTGACCTAAATGCTCCACGACACCCTCTAGCAAAGGTTGGAACATTCAATGCGGCTCAGAGAAATGCTATTCGCAACATTCTAAACTTCTGCGAAGGAGTTGTTCGTTGGGGAGGCGATTATACTGGTCGTAAGGACGAAATGCATTTTGAGATTAACGCTGGCACTGGCGCAGTTAATCGTATTGCTAACAAGATTCGTGCCGCCGGTGGCCTACCAGCTACCACGGCTCCTGCACCATCAGCACCATCTACAGGTGGTGGAACCATAACATACCGTGATATCCCTCTAGGTGGAGTTTCCGAACTCTATACTAAGGGAGAGCAATGTCGCAAGGATCAGTTTGATCTAAGCGATTCTGGATTCAAGGTAACTGTTGACGGATATTTCGGACCAGGCTCAGTTGCTGTAACTAAGAAGTTCCAGCACGCTGTAGGTTTGACTGAGGACGGTGCCTTTGGCCCTAACACCCGTGACAGAATCCACAAGATTCCTAGCTGGAACAACGGTAACCACACCGCAAGGGAGTGGCAGCAGAAGCTAAAGGATCGTGGATGGCACATCACAGTTGATAATGCATGGGGTGCAAAGAGTGCGTCAATTCTAAAGCAGTTCCAGGCTGAAAAGCGTATTGCTGTAGATGGATTGCGCGGACCTGAGTCTTGGGCCGCACTTTGGGCACATCCTGTTACTTGACAGTTAAAAAGCCATAAGCTATAATTTAAGTACAACCTTCGGGGACTGCGCGGCTTGTGGGCCGAGAGACAGACTGAAAGTTGTTGGGTCAATTCGTGCGAATTGGTCTACCTTAGGAATGGCAATAGTTACCGGCAGACCCTCGCTTCGGCGGGGGTTTTGCTGTTTCTGGCTACTGTTGTATAATGACTACATGAATTATGAACTAGAAATCCAGAAGAGTACCCCAGCGGTATTCGAAAATTTTGCGGGTGAATTACCTCCGCTTGTTGCCGGTGCTGGAACAGCTAGTTTGCGGACCAGCGAATATACGGTAAGCTTCCTTGCTTTCAGTGGCGATAGCAAAGATCAGCCCTTTACATTGGAAGTATGGCATCTTCCAACCGAGAATGGTCTAATCATCGGACATACAGATGAAGGATTGTTTTATGAAAATGGAGATTATATTCTACGAATGAATTTCGCCACCGCCCCGGTCTTGGAAGGTCGCTGGCATGCCCCGGATGAGAAGGCGAGACACCTAGTAGTCACTTATGATGCATCTAGATACTCCCTATACGTAGACGGTGTAAATGTTATTGCTCTAGACGTTCCAAACGATGAATTAGCTTCATCAGGAGAGCCAATCATCACTGGTCTAGGAATTTATGATTCGCTTGCCCTGTATTATAAGGTACTAACTGCTAATGATATTAAGGTTCATTTTAGTTGGGGTAGAGAGGCTTCAACCTTCGTTGATATTGCTAGTTCTAAGGGTGCGGGTACTTATACTCTAAGCTTTGAAGATGTAGATGTGTTTGATGTGATTAATTTATCACCAACCTTTGAGACAGATACTTGGCAGGATATGATTCCTCTTGGCTCAATGCAAACCACCACGCCGGGAGTTTACGTGTCATGGTTTGGTCATGATGTTGAATTCTCATATTCAATAGACAATATAAGTTGGACAGTTATTGAAAATCGTTCAACCATTTTAGAAGATGAAAATATGCTCAACAAGGTTTTATTCTTGCAAGCAAAGCTGTTGACAGATGATGCCGTTTTGGATTCAGTTAGCTTGTATCTTCTAGCTGATCGTATAATGGAACCTTTTAGTGGAATTAGAGAACTTACTTTTAAGTCTGTGTCAATGGATGAAACTCCTGGTCATCAGCTTGAATATCAAAGTGATCAGGGCGCTACTATTAGAGGTGGGTATATTCAAATTGAATCAGATGGTTCAGGTGTCCATGCTCATAGCGTGCGAACAATTGAAGCATGGATTAAGTCTACTGTCCCAGTAAACATTAATGCTACGGTAGACACCATTTATAGGAATGGTGTTGTCGATAATACCTTTAATGGTACCTGGGCACATTATGTGTTTGTTCTTAGCTCTGCTACCAATAATCCAATTAGAATAGGCGACGGACAAGATTTGAATATTGGTACGATAGCTGTGTATTCGGATGCTCTTAGTGCGTCCAAGGTGTCTCAGCTTTACAACCTAAATATTGGTGGGGCAGCCATCAGGATTAATGATTCAGGTAAAGTAAATGTGTCGGAATCTAATCCAGTAACTGATATTTATGCCTACAGTTGGTCAATTGTATCTGGTTGATCACCAAAAATTAGTCATCGGTATGCCACATTTGCGTATAAGAATAAACGTGTTAATATAAATGCATGAGCGGATTTAAGGCAGTAGGACAAGGTATCCCATATGGTGTCTACATTTGGCGTATTAATGGCAAGGCTGTCGTTAATGAGGATCTGGAGTATCTCCAGATTGCTGCAAGACGTGGTGATCAAAAGAAGATTGCTGAGCTAAAGCGTTTTGTCAACGAGGAGCTAGGAATCCATGAAGGTGAAGCTTTCTTTGAGGAAGGCTCGCGTCCGATTAGTCACGACGAATGGGAAGATCAGATGGCTCGTCAAAAGGCTGGCGAGGTACCTGATCCATACGATCTTGGTAACTTGATCGAAGAATACAACTATGAAAAGGGGATGAACGAAAAGTGACTAGAGCGGTCGACGATGAAGACGAGAATCCACGCCAGTTAATTCCGGCGAAAGTTCTTGGAAACGGTGAGAGGGTACTCGTCACCGATATTGTCGACCCCTTTTCAATTCGTGGTGATGACCTAACCAAGATTAGAGGGCTTGATGCAAACGCCAAGCGACGCCGGTCGAGGAAGCTAGAGAAGGCTTATACAGGTCATGAAGACGCAGCTACAAAGAGAGATGAAGTAGAAGGACAGATTGATGCCTACAACCTATTCGGTGTCGTCCTTCCAAAGTATAACCTCGACTATCTAGCGAAAATTTATGAAATGTCCTCACCGCATTATGCTGCGGTTAAGGCAAAGGTTGCAAACATCGCCGGTCTAGGATTTGACTTCGTGCTTACACACGCAATGCAGCGTAAGCTGTCTGACGCAAATGACGCAAAGAAGGAGCGCATGCGTAAGCAGCTAGACAACACCAAGGAAGATGTATATGGTTGGCTAGATGACTGTAACTCTGAGGACACATTTTCAGAAACTTTGATTAAGGTCTGGACAGATTATGAGGTTATGGGCAATGGTTACCTAGAAATTGGTCGTACACTTGGTGGACAGGTTGGTTACATTGGTCACATTCCAGCTTCTACCATGCGTATCCGTAAGGAACGCGATGGATATGTTCAAATGGTATCTAATCGTGTTAAGTTCTTCCGTAACTTCGGTGAGGATACTCCGGACCAACTAGGCAACGATCCTCGTCCAAATGAAATTATCCATATCAAGAAGTATAGTCCAACGAGTCAGTATTACGGTGTACCTGACATTGTTGCTGCGCAGCAGGCAGTTGTCGGTAATGAATTTGCTGCTCGATTTAATTTGGATTATTTCGAAAACAAGGCTGTTCCTCGCTACGTAATCGTAGTTAAGGGAGGTTCTTTCAACTCTGCCGGTGAGCAGAACCTACTAGAGTTCTTCGAAACTGGACTAAAGGGACGTAACCATCGGACTATCTATATTCCGCTACCAGCGGATGAAACCGATAAGAAGACAAGCTTCGAAATGAAGCCGGTCGAGGCCGGTACCCAGGATTCTAGCTTTGTCAACTACCGTCGCGGTAATCTAAGCGACATTCTTATGGCTCACAGAGTTCCAGTATCAAAGGTCAGCATGGCAGAGAACGTCAGCCTTGCTGCTTCTAGAGATGCCGATAAGAATTTCAAGGAACAGGTCTGTCGTCCAGAACAAAAGATGTTTGAGAAGAAGATAAACCGTATCATCGGTGAAGTTACTGATATCTTCCGTCTAAAGCTTAATGAGCTTGTTCTAACAGACGAAGACACTCAGAGCAAGATTGACGAGCGTGACCTTCGTTGGGGCAAGACTACAGTTAATGAGATTCGTGCAGCTAAGGGTCAGTCACCTCTTCCTTGGGGAGATAAGCAGGCTACGATGGGCGGCGCACTTACTGGTGAGGATGCAGCAAAGGAAGAATCTAAGAACGCAAAGGTAGCAGCGTCACAGGCTCAGGCCCAGGCGGAAGCAACCGCACAGGCCCAGGGTTCACGCGCACGCGATCAGGAGCGTTCATCCAATGCAACCGACAGCGCTGGGGAGGGAAGAAATGAGCAAGGAGCAGGAAGAACAACAGCATAAGCTAAGTGAGGTTGGACGTAAGTTGTTGGAATCAGCTACCAAGGCAGTCGACCCGGACGAAGTAAACAAGTCATGTATCAGGGGGCCACGTGATTAAACTTTTGATACTTATTGCTATAGTCTTTGTCATAATATACCTATGTGTTCTCTTCGGAAAGCTTATTGATAAGAACCGTCGTGCCGTCAGAACAATACATAGACAGAAGCGACGTCACTCAAAGTTATGAAAATTTTGCCTTTTGAAAAGAAGAATGGTATATTACAAACATGAAGATCGAGAAGGCAAATTGGCAGGCAGACGGGGACAATCTCCGTATCACTATGCCTTTGCAGAAGGTAGACGTCGAGAAGCGTATTGTTTCTGGCTTTGCTACTCTCGATAACGAAGACTTGCACGGAGATATCGTTACGAAGGAAGCATCATCTAAGGCTTTCTCACGATTCCGTGGAAACATCCGTTTGATGCACCAGCCAATCCCAGCAGGAAAGTTAGTTAACTTCCGTGAGGAAGAATACTATGATCCAAAGACCGAAAAGTTCTTTAGCGGAATATATGTCGATGCGTATATTTCAAAGGGTGCTCCTGAGGTTTGGGAAATGGTAACCGATGGTACACTAACAGGATTTAGCATTGGTGGTAACGTGAAGGACGCTAAGACTGAGTTCTCTAAGGACGCAGGAAAGCCAGTCCGTTTCATCAAGGATTACGAGATGGTTGAGCTTTCACTCGTTGATAACCCAGCTAATCAGCTATCAAACATTTTCAGCATTCAGAAGTCAGCCGATGGAGAAGAGACGGTAGAGGGTATGATCACAAAGGTCGACGCTCAAAACGTATTCTACTGCAAGAAGGATCATGAGCCAGTTGCCGTTATTGGTACTGCCGAAGAGAAGACTTGCGTTGATTGCGGTGCCGATATGAAGAACATCGGATGGTTTGAGAGCGATGGCGGTGACAGAGCAGA